GCTCTTTTTTTTTTATCTTTGTTCAAATCAAAATTTACAATTATGAAAATTAAAATATTAACGGAAATAGAACGAGATAATAGAATCTATGAAAAGGGTGATGTTATTGATATACCTGAAGCTAATATTGCTGTATGGGAAAAAAATAAATGGGGAAAAGCAATTAAAACAAAAGAGGAAAAAGCGAAGAAAGAAACTAAAGAATTTAAAGGCAAAAAAGCAACGAAATAATGACAAGCGTACAAATTGATTCTACAGATGGCAGTGAAATAGTTGCTGTATCAGAAATAAAAACTTATGCAAGAATTGAAACTTCTGCAGATGATAGCATTGTTACTATTTTACAGAGTGCTTCAAGAACTGCTTGTGAAGATTATTTGAATAGAGATATTGTAGCAAAAACAAGAACATATTTTAGGAGTGAAATTCCATTATCTAGTGGTGATTATTCAGGCTTATATCAAGATAATTATAAAATCGTTTTACCCTTTGCTCCTATAGCATCAATTACTTCTGTAGAAACAGAAAAAAGTGATAGCACATTTACTTCAGTAAGCTATGAAAAATATGGTGAAGATGATAAGTATATTTTATTGAAGGGAAGTAATCATACAAATATTAAGATAGTTTATGTAACTGCAGGGATGAGTAATAGTGCTTTAAAATTAGCAATTCTTCAACTTGCTGCAACCTATTATGATAACAGAAGTGATTTTATTTCAGGAAAAAGTGCAGATGTTATTCCTACAAGTATTCAGACAATATTAGACCCATACAAATACATAAGCGACATATAAAATGAACATAGGTAAATTAAGAGATAGAGTGGTAGTTAAACGACTAACCGATAGTGCTGATGGTTATGGTGGATGGACTAGCAGTTCAGCAACTATTGCTACAGTTTGGTGTAATCTTAAATTTACTAATGGAGGAATTGATATGGAAAATAGTAAGAGGGTTTTAAATAAGGGAATAGAATTATTATTCAGAAAAAATACAGCGACCACAAATGTCCAAAAAGGTGACCTTTTATATCCTGAAGTTGATGATAATGAATACAGAATAAATTCCATATTGGAATTGGATTTATATTTTTATAAGATAACAGGAAATAGAACAGCATGATAACATTAAAAATAAAAGATTTACCAATCAGAAAATTACAATCTGAATTAAGGAAAAAAGATAAAGGATTAAAAAAAGAATTAGTTGTAGCATTAGATAAATTTTCATCAAATTTTGTTGGTTATGCTAAACAAAATGCTAGAGGAAAAAATGTATCAAAGGGATTAATAAGTCGCAAAGCAAGTACTATGAATTTAGAAGGAGGACTTGAAGCTAAGAGCATGGCATTTTATGCACCTTATTTAGAATTTGGAACAAGAGGAAAAGTAAAAATACCTTCAGGATGGGAGGCTTTAGCAAGACAATACAAAGGAAATTATTTTAAAAGTAACGTAACATTTAAAGAGGCGATTGTAGATTGGTTAAAAACTAAGTTAAAAAAATCAGAAAAAGAAGCTGAACAATTAGCCTTTCCTGTAATGATGAAAATTATGAAAGTAGGTACTGCTCCACAACCTTTTTTAGAGCCTGCTTTTGTAAAAGCAAAAATTGATTTAAAAAACTATATTAATTTAGCAATAAATAAAACATCAAGATTATGAAAGACCCTGCGTATATTGTTAGAAAAGGTTTGTTTGATGTGTTAAACGGAAATATTTCTTATGATAGTTCTAATGTCGCTGTTTATAATGTTGTTCCTGATAATGCAACATATCCCTATATTGTTATCTATTCAGTATCTACAAATCAAATTGAAGACAATAAAGCAAACTATATTACTGGAGTTGATACGAGGTTGGAGGTAGTAACTAGATTCAGTTCTTCAAGTGGAGGGCAGTTACAATCAAATAAAATAATAAATTCTATTACTCAATTAATAATTCTAAAAAGTGGATTGATGGATTTATCTTCGGATAGCTTCAATGTATATTCACAAACAAATGAAGGTATTACTTATTTAACTGAAGACCTACCTGACCATACTTATTACAGAGGGGTTTTATCCATGTCAGTTAAATTGGAGCAGATATGACGTTAGAAATTTACAGATATAGTTCACAAAAAGATAGTACATTAGGGATATTATTTTTAATAAACAATGAAACAAACACGAAAGAGTTTTTATGTTATACTCTTGAAGATGAAAAACGAGCTGTCAAAGTTTATGGCAAAACTCGTATTCCTGAAGGAGAGTATTGGATTAAATTCCGAACGGAAGGAGGTTATCATGAAAAATATACAAAGAGGTTTCCAAGTTTTCACAGAGGGATGTTACACATTACTGATGTTCCTGATTTTGAGTATATCCTTTTTCATATTGGGAATACTGCTCTTGATACACATGGTTGTTTATTATGCGGAGATTCTATATCACAAAATATTACAAAAGATGGATTTTTAGGACAATCCACAAATTGTTATAAAAGAATATATCCAAAAATTGCAACTATTTTAGAAAAACAAAAAAAACTATTGATTAAAATTATTAATTTTGAAACAATAAGTAATTAATTATGGAAAAAATGTTAAACAAACAAGTCGAAGTGGACATTGATAATGATGGTAAGGGAGATATAAAAATTAATTTTAAAACTCTTGCTATTGTAGGTGGTATTATTATTTCTTTAACGATGGGGTATTCTAAACTCCAAGCAGATATTGAAGTTGCTAAAACATTACCTGAATTAATATTAGACCAAGATGATACGAAGATATTAAATCAGAAGATGGATTTTATAATAAAAGAGTTAGAAAAATTTGAAGCTGCAACAGAAAAAAGATTAGAAAGCTTAGAAGACAAAGTATATAAAAAATGAAACCATTAAATGCTGAAAATATAAGACAAGTTTCAGTTGATGAGGAAACTTTAAAAAAACAAATAAAGGTAGGGCAGACTATCAGCAGAATAAATACAGTAATGGATATGAGTGAAGGGCTTAAAGATTGGGAAGGAGTACGAAGAATAGAAATCTACCTTAGATTAGAAGAAAAATTATTAGGTAATGAACAAGAAATTGGATTAATAGATGAGTTATAATAAATGACATTAATCGAACAGGTGTATATACTAATGCTAGGTGGAGTGCTGTTAGTATTATGTTTTTTAGCATTCCATAAAAAAAATAAGAAAAAATGAAAAAATGTAATTGCACTTTTTGTATATGTGGTAATTAAATTTAAAGCGTTCTAAGGCATTCTTTTTTTAGAATATGGTTTTATACTATAAATAAAAGAAAGTCTTTTAGATTGTATATAAACAATTAAATAAAAGCAAAATGACTACTACAGTAGAGGGTATGATAATAATAAGTTGTATTGGACTTATTTTACTAGCTCTAATTTATTCTATTAAAAAAGAAAAATGAATTTATTTAGTAAAATATTTGGTGGTGCTTTAAAACAAGTGGTTGGTGTAGTGGATAAATTCGTTATGACCAAAGAGGAAAAGGTAAAAGCTAAACAAGAATTAACAAACATTCTTATACAAGCAGAACAATCAGCACAAAGTCAAGTGACTTCAAGATGGGAAAATGATATGAAATCTGATTCATGGTTAAGTAAAAATATCAGACCATTAACCTTAATTTTTTTAACCTTTGTTTTTGTTATTATGAGTTTCTTTGATGGCAATATAGGAGAGTTCACAATTAACGAAGCATATAAGCCAATTTATCAGACACTTTTAATGGTAGTTTATTCAGCTTACTTTGTTGGTCGTTCTATTGAAAAGACCAAATCTATTTCAAATAATGGCTAGAAGAAATATTATTTTTGCGTATATAGAAAAACCTAAAAAGAAAAAAAAAGGAGTTCATTCAAAAAATAAAAACACAAACCACAAAGAAGGAAAATATTATAAAAAAAAATATCGTGGTCAAGGCAGATGAACAAAGATGTGAAACTTGTAAAGAAATAAAACACATATCAAAATTCTATAAAAGAATAAATAAGAAGCATGAAATACATTGTAAAAATTGTCGCAATAAACAAAGAGATAAAAATCATAGGTATTGGAAACAACAATTTATTTATAAATTATCTAAACATATAGAGATAGAATGTGTTACATGTGGATATAATAAAAATTTTAGTGCTTTAGATTTTCATCATAAAAGAAATAAATCATTATTGATTGCAAGGGAGTTAAGAAATTTAAGCAAAAAAAACTTTATTGATGGAAGGGTAGAGAATATAATTTATGAGATTATTATTCATTGTGAGATACTTTGTGCTAACTGTCATAGAGAGCATCACACTAAGCATTTTATGAAATTGAAAAAATAGTATATTTGTAAATAAAAATTATTCAATGGGAGCATTAACTGGAAATACGATTAGTTCAAGTTATTTAGGTTTACTAAAAACTAACGATAATGCAATTTTAAATTCTACATTACGATTAATAGAAGATGGAGGCGGTACGGATTCTAGCATCAAATTATCTACAACACAAATTGGACTATCAGATGGAAGCACAACTGTTCCTTCACTAACTTTTTCAAGCGACACAGACACAGGACTTTATTATACTACAAATGCTATCAAGGCAACGATAGGTGGAACAACATATTTTGCATTAGATACATCTGCAATAACCATTAATAATGACAAGAAAATTCAATGGAACAGTAGTGATGTTTATTTGATGGGTACAACATCTTCTGATAATATACAATTAGGGTTGGGAGGTTCTACACAATTTACTTTTTCACAAGCTAGTGGATTGCGTATGCATCAATATGGTAGCGGTTCAATTACTGGAACAGTCACGCAAAGATTAGGAGTTACTTCAACTGGTGCAATAGTTGAAATTCCTATTGGTGGCGGAGCAGTTGATGGGTCAGGTACTGGAGGTACAATAACTAAATGGACAGATAGCGATACTATTGGAAATTCAATAATAACAGAAAGTGGTTCAGCAATTACTATTACAGGAACGACAACATCAACTGGAATTATTACAGCAGAAAGTTCTTCAAGTGGAGACTATGTTAGAATGTATGGTGGTAGTGGAACAGGTAAATGGGATATATATGGAAGTGGTGCAAATTTAAGATTTTCAGATAATGAAGGAGTAGGTTATATGCAATTTGATAGAAGTCTAGGTATTGGAACTGCAACTCCTGATGAGAACCTTCATATTTTAGATTCTAGTGGTGCTAATATTATATTAAATTCTGATGCTAATGCTGCTGATAGTGGTATTTATATGTCGGAAGGAGCAGATGCTACTCCTACTCAAAATGGAGCGTATGTTTATTATGACGCAAGTGAAAACGATTTTAAAATTGCAACAGGAGGTGGTTCATTAACAGATAGATTAACAATAGCTAGAGATAATGGTGCTTTACAATTAAATGCTTATGGTAGTGGAACATTTACTGGTACTTCAGCTTATAAATTATCCGTTGATTCTAGTGGTAATGTTATTGAAACTGCTATCGGTGCAGGTGCTGTAGATGGAAGTGGAACAGGTGGAACGATTACAAAATGGACAGATAGCGATACTATTGGAGATTCAATAATAACAGATAGTGGGTCAGCTATTACAATATCAGGTGCAGGAGTAAATACAATATCAACTGCTTCAACAGCTACTTTAAATATTCAATCTTCAGGAGCAAATGGAAATAATGTTTATTTAGCTTTAACAAGTTCAGATACAGAATGGAGATGGACGACTAATCGTGGAGACCAAATTAGTGGAAATCAAGGAGACTTATTTTTGCGTGAAGATACAGCAGGTGTCAATGCTCTTATATTTGAAACGAATACTGGAAACGCAACTTTTGCAGGAGATATAACAGCTCAAGGTGGAACATTTACACAAGCTGGTGGTGGTGTTCAGATTTTAAATGATGGAACAGCAGGATATAATGCAAATATATTTTTTGGTAAATCTGGTGGAACAGATGGATATAGTATTGGTCAAGGTGTTACAGCAAATGATGGTGTTTTTAGAGTTTATAATAATGGAACAGCAAGTGTTCCTTTAGCTATAGCTGATAATGATAACACAACTTTTGCAGGAAATGTACTTATAGGAACTTCTACAACAACACCAAGTGTTCATTATGATAATCTTGTAATTGAAGATGTAGCAGGAAACAATGTAGGGATTTCTCTTATATCTGCTAATACAAATAATACTGCTTTATATTTTGGAGATGCTGATGATGTTGATGTTGGGCAACTTAAATATTCTCATTCTACTAATGATATGTTTTTTGTTACTAATGCAGTAACTGCTCTTACAATAGATTCTTCACAGGACGCAACTTTTGCAGGAAATGTAACTTTAGATAATATTTTATTAACTCCTGCTACTTTACCTGCAATAAATACTCCAAGTATTTCTTTGAGAAGCACAAATAATGAAATTTATTTTCAAGCAGGTAGTGCTAATATTTTTAATTTTATGAAAGCTGACTATACCACAATGTTAAATTTAGATGGTACAAATTCAGCAACTTTTTCAGCAAATGTAGGAATAGGAGGAACTTTAGCCAATAAGAAACTTTATGTTTTAGGAGATACAACTAACTATCAAATATTAGCAGAACAACCATCAGGATATGCAGGTTTAAGTATTAAATCAACTACTGTTGCTCAAACTTGGAGTTGGATAGCAAATGATAATGGCAGTAATTCTGATTTATTACTTTATGGAGGTGCAGCAGCAGGAACTAAATTAACAATAGACAGTTCTGGAAACGTAGGAATTGGAACGACATCGCCTACAAATTTATTAACTATAAATGACCCTAGTGCTAATGGCAGTATTACTGACACAATACCATCTTGGTGGGGTCTTGTTATAGATAGAGCATATACAACATCTTCTACTGCAGCAATGGCTATAATTGGTGGAACTATAGCAACTGGTTCAAGTGGAAGATTACATTTAGGTAATTCTGATGATGTTGATAATACTTATATAGATGGTGGGGCAAATCAAATGCACTTTAGTGTAAGTGGCACAACTGCTCTTACAATAGATTCTTCACAGGACGCAACTTTTGCAGGAACAATACAAACCACAGGTGCAAACCTTTTTTATCTTGACAAAGGTGTTTATACAAAAGCAACAAACTCAA